GCTCCTGGTTCTGTCTATACATGGGAATCTCCTACAACTGAACTTCGCGTCAATCTTCTTGGCACAGGTCAGATTCAGATTGCACTTTACGGATATCTTGCAATCTACGTTGGTAAGTCAGGCAAGGGCGTTCGCCGCTTTAACCTTACATAATAACAACACCCTAAGTCGCTCAAGGGGGCTGCCAGAGCCCTTGCAGTCCCCTTGAGTCTTTAGAAAGGATAACAATGAGCACAACAACAGTTGCAGAACTTAAAGCAGCTCTTGGCGTTGGCAGTCTCTATTCAGACGCAACGATTCAAGAAGTCTGCGATGCTGCTGATGACGTATTGTTGCCCTTTCTATGGAAGAACGAGAATTACAATATAGCTCACAGCAACACAACTACAGAGGGAACTCTTTACTTTGAAGAAGTAGTTACAGGCACTTATTACGTTGGACAGTCAGTAGTCATTACCAAGAATGGATCACCATTTAACGGCACAAAGACTCTGACTGGCGTAGGCGAGAACAGCATTACCTTTGCGGTGACTGGCACTCCTACAGCTAGTGAATACCACCCTTGCGTACCTTTTGGCATTGTCTCAGGCGTAACACAAAATACTTACGCCACAATCCCAGCAGTTAGAGAAGCAAGCCTCATGATCTGCGTATCTATCTGGACTGCTCGCCAAACTAACTCAGGCAACGGCATGATGCCAGATGGTTCAATCGGCAACATGTACTCCATGTCCTCTCAGCTTGTGGCTCGCGTTCGAGGACTTATTGCGCCTTACCTAGCACCTAACTCCATGGTGGGCTGATGCCAGCGATAACCACACTCCGCACATCGATTGCAACGGCTCTAGCCGATAACACAAAGTATTCAGTTTATTCGTTTCCTCCTGCCACGCCTGTAGCGAACTCAGTCATTGTGACTCCTGCTGATCCTTATATTGTGCCAACCAATAATGACTACACAGCAATTGCTCCAATGGCTAACTTTAAGATTTCTATCCTTGTCCCATTGCTTGACAATGAGGGCAACCTTGCTGGCATAGAAGCCGACATAATTCGTGTCTTTGCGCTCTTAGAAGCCTCCAGCATTGTATTTAACGTAGGAAGCGTCAGCGCGCCAAGCGTGTTGTCAATCGCTTCTGGAGATTTACTGACTTGCGACATTGCAATCAGTACCCTTACGGAATGGAGCTAATCGATGGACGATTGGACAAAGGAGCAAGCCGACTTTCTAATCAAGATTGGTCAGCTTCCACAGGCAACACAAGCACCAAAACCAACATCTAAGAAAGAAGAGGAATAACCTAAATGGCAGTATTCATGAGCAATGGAGTAGTTTTAACTGTCAATGCAGTTGATCTCTCAAACCACGTCACATCTGTAACACTCAACCGCTCATTCGATGAACTCGAAGTAACAGCAATGGGTGATTCAGGTCACAAGTTCGTTAAGGGTCTAGAGGCTTCTTCAGTCACTATTGATTTCCTCAACGATACAGCTACATCGAACGTTCTCCAGACACTTCAGGCACAATGGGGAAACAACGCTACAGTTACACTCAAGCAGACTTCTGCTGCAACATCAGCAACAAACCCTCTTTACACAATGACTTGCCTAATCAACAACACAACCGATATTAATGGTGCAGTTGGCGATCTATCAACTCAATCTGTAACTTGGAACGTCTCTGGTACAGTAGCAATCACAACTTCCTGATAACTAACTAAGGGGCTAACAATGGCAAAGCTAAAGGTAACAAGGGCAGACAACTCAGTAACAGAGTACGAGATTACTCCATTGATTGAGTATGCCTTCGAGCAATACGCCAAGAAGGGCTTTCACAAAGCTCTTATAGAAGACCAGAAGCAGTCAGACGTGTACTGGCTCTGCTGGGAAGCAATTAGACGTTCGGGTGAAACAGTCAAACCTTTCGGGGAACAGTTCCTTGAGACCCTCAAGTCAGTTGAGGTCTTAGAGTCTGACCCTTTAGGGTAGATAGGAACTCCCTCACCTATCTCGCAACTCGCTTGAGTTACGAGTATGGAGTTCCTTTCCAAACCATTGTGGAACTTCCACCGATGGCGTTCAAGGCACATGTAGATGTTCTAAAGGACATAGTAAAGGAGCGCAACGATGGCAACAGAAGTCGTAGGCGCTCTTAATCTGCGCAAAGCCTTAAATCAATATGCACCTGACCTTGCAAAAGAATTGACTAAAGAACTAGGAGCAGTTCTTAAACCAATTGTTAAAGATGCAAGAGGGTTCGTTCCAACTGAGTCTCCAATGTCAGGCTGGGCTCCTCGTTCTTTTTATAATGGCAAGTTCCCTACTTACAATGCTTCAGTCATTAAATCTGGCATTGTCTATAAGACAAGTCCTAGCCAAACCAATAGGGCTGGATTTCGCAATACAATTAGAATTCAAAACAAGTCCATGATTGGTGCAATCTATGAGACTGCTGGACGCAAAAATGGTCAAGGTCAAGAATGGGTGGGTCCTAAAGGTGGTGGAGCTTCTAAGGGAGTTTCTAGGTCAAACAATCCTTATGCTGGTAATCAATTTATCTCAAACCTTGGAAACCTTTACGGATCAATGAAAGGCAATGACCATCGCATGATGGGACGCCTTATCTTCCGAGCTTGGGCAAAAACTCAGGGTAAAGCAAATCTTGCAGTTATTAGGTCTATCGAAAATACAAGTAAGAAATTTAACGAGCGTTCACAGATAGTTGATTTAAGGAGAGCCGCATGAGTAATGTCGCCATTAACATTGCCGCCGAGTTCGTAGGCAAGAGAGCGTTCGATAAGGCTAACAAGTCGGTTACAGGACTTGAACGCAATGTTAAAAAAATGGCAGCTGGTCTAGGCGTAGGTCTAGGACTCTCAGCTCTTACAGCATTTGGAAAGACAGCAGTCAAGGCTTTTGCAGCTGACGAAACATCAGCGCGCCGCCTTGCCGTAGCCGTAGATAATCTTGGTCTTTCGTTTTCACAAACTCGAGTAACAGATTTTATTGCAAATTTAGAAAAATCGGCTGGCATTGCAGATGATGTGCTTCGTCCTGCATTTCAAGCTCTGCTCAACACAACAGGATCATTAACTAAATCTCAGGAACTCTTGAGCAATGCAATTCAAATAAGCCGAGCAAGTGGGATTGACTTGGCTACAGTCTCGCAAGATTTAGCCAATGGATTCGTGGGTATTACAAGAGGTCTTAAAAAGTACAACACAGGACTCACTCAATCTGAACTTAAAACAAAGAGCTTCAATGACATTCTAGGTGTCATGCTCACAAAGTCAGCAGGAGCAGCACAGGACTACCTCAGCACCACAGCTTATAAGATGGACGTCTTAACGGTTGCAACAGATAACGCTAAAGAAACCATCGGCAAAGGGCTAGTTGATGCCTTTGCTCGTATTGGCGGTGGCACAGAAGCTAGCGATGCTGCTAAATCTATTGACAATATTGCTAAGGCTACAAGCAACCTTGTCGTGTTCTTAGGTTCAGCCATTGGAGCAGTTGAAAAATTTAGAAAGGCTTACACAAACTTCCTAGCTGGTGGTGATGTTAATGCTCTTATGGCAGGTAGTCCTGCTTCAACTAATCGTTCTAAATCTCCAGCAGGTACAGCAGCTCGAACAGCGCAGCAACGTGCAGCAGAAGCGGCAGCGGCTAAACGAGCCAAGGAATTAGCAGCACTTACCAAGAAGCAAGTCACAGCAACTAAGGCTCTAACAGATGAACAGAAGAAGCAAGCTGCACTCAAGAAAGCACAGAGCGTCTTTGACCTAGAGCAGATTCAAATCATTGCTGCACTTAAGGGCAATATCTCAGCTGAGGACAGAACTCGCCTTGAAGCTCAAGCAGCAATTCTTAATGGTAACGCTGAACTTGCTAGCAAGCTGACTAAAGATATCCTCATGGCTCAGGACTCAACAGGCAAGCTCTATCAATACTTTTTGTCTATTCCAGATGCCAAGAATCCCTTTGCTTATCTAGATCAATGGATTGCAGACTTCCAGAAGAAGATGAACTCCCTTACAATGACCTCGACCTACACTCCAGCAGGGTTAGCCCCTGAACTGGCTGCTATAGGGGTTGTAGCAGGGTATGGAGACTATGCTGGCTCTATCGCTAACCAAGCAAGCAATGTGGACTTTCCGTCTTATGGCATGCAGACAGGTGGCGGAGATACCATCATCAACGTGCAAGTCCAAGGCAATATCATTCGTGAGCAGGAACTTATTGATAAAGTTCTAGCAGGAGCGCAGCTTTCAAGTCTTTCAGGTTCACCATCTCAGATTGGTAGAATCGCAGGCATGTTCAGCTAATGGCACTCCCAGCGCAAATAGCCGTTTCCTTTGACTTTACGAACGGCGCGACATTCGGCTATAACGGCTTCGTTATTGGCGATGCTAAATACGGAATCTTAGGTACAAACACTTTAGGCGATTCCAGTTCACCAGAACCTACAGTTGATCTCACTCCCAATGTCTATGAGATCAGCATTACCCGTGGGCGCAATATCCAGCGCGACCAGTACGAGGCGGGACAATGCACAGTTCGAGTCTTAGACCCTCTCAGCTACTTTAACCCACAGAACACGTCAAGCCCTTATTACGGCAAACTCGTACCGCTACGCAAGCTGCGTGTCTCTGCAACTACTAGCACTACACAGAAATATTTATTCTCAGGTTATGCCATCGAATATCGCTACACCTACCCAGTTAATCAAGATACTGGCTATGTAGATATCGTCTGCCAAGATGCCTTTCGCCTATTTAACATGGCTAACGTCAATACCATTACAGACTCAGGCGCAGGGCAGACAACTGGCACACGCATAGGCAAGATACTTAATCAAGTGTCATTTCCTACTTCGATGCGTACAGTAGCGGCAGGTGCTAATACTTGTATTGCTGATCCTGCAACTAACCGCACAAGCCTTGCAGCTATTAAGAACGCAGAGTTCTCTGAGACAGGCGCGTTCTATATGGACACCTCAGGGACAGCCGTGTTTAAGTCCAGAGCGCAGGTCATGGCTTCTCTGGCTACTGCTCCAACAGCCTTCAATCAATCTGGTGGAATTCCATACAAGAATCTTAAGTATGCCTTCGATGACAAACTCATCATTAACCAAGCCAATTTAGGTCGCGTAGGCGGCACAGTTCAGGTTGTAACTAATCAAACCTCAATTGATAAATACTTCCCTCACTCAGTCACACAGACAGACCTTGTAGCTGAGACAGATACCATCGTCTCTGAGATTGCCAAGGAATACATTGCTACCCGTCAAGAGACGACTATTCGCATTGACGAGATGACAGTTGATCTACTAGACCCAGCAGTTCCAACTGACACAATGCTTGGACTAGACTACTTTAGCAATCTACTTATTACCAATATTCAGCCAGATGGCTCGACTATTGTCAAGAACCTTCAGTTCCAAGGCGTTAACTGGTCAATCACGCCAAACAAGATGACCGTCAACATTACAACGCTTGAGCCAATAGCCGATGGCTTCATCGTTGGAAGCTCGTATTACGGTATAATCGGCACATCTACATTGGGTTACTAGGAGATATAATGGCAACAG